CTCTCTTTCCCGAACTTTGAACCTTGAACTTTGAACCTTGAACATCTTTGCATTACCTCACCCTCCGTGCCGCTATCGCGTAGTTCTCCCCGTCAAGTGCAAAGGCCCGGACGTCGGCTGCGAGGAAAGCCCCTATCGCATGACCGTTACCCGAGTATATGGCTGGGAATATGCCGCCCTCGTGGTGCCTGACTACCAGCACGTCGCCGGCGACGGCGAGGGCCGGCTTGACCGGCGTCCCGATCCGCTCCAGGACCGCCCACATGACCGACTCGGCGAAGGGGCGGTCGAGGTCTATCAGGTCGCCATAATTGTCGATCGTCCAGGACCCCCGGAGGGTCCAGCACTCAGACGGCATGGCCACGCCCAGGTCCTTACAGTAGCGCCATATCAATCCGAAGCAGCCGTAAGCCTCCGGCCCCTTGCCGTTCCGCGCATAGGGCTTTCCGAGGTATGCCTGCATTTTTTCAGCGAAGGTAGGTTTTTTGTTCAATGTTCTATGTTCAATGTTCAACGTTAAATCACCCCTCTTTCCCCAACTTTGAACCTTGAACCTTGAACTTTGAACATCTTTTCATCTTGAACATCCTACGCACTTTGTGTTCTCCCCCACCATATCGTCACTCCCTGTATGGCCAGCATGTATTTCTCGCCCCCGAAATTAAGGCTATTCCCCAGGGTGTTGCACCGGTCCCAGCTATAATCGCACCAGTCCCCGCTCCCGGAGTATCGGCACTCGCCCGAGCCGTCCCGGACGAAGGTCCAGGGACAGGTCGAGGCATAGTTCCGGAGGGTCTTCTTCGCCCAGAGTGCCAGCTCGTTGGCGACCGTGACATCGGCCTTCGTGAAGCCCAGCAGCTTCCAGGAGTCCACCAGGCCGTAGAAGAGGTCCTCGATCAGGTAAGTCGTGTCCGCCAGGCGCACGCCCTTGGAGATCACGGCCGCCTTGTTGCGCACGTCTTCGGCCAGCAGCATGGCGCTCCATACAAGGTCCGCGTTGTCGAACTCGAGGTTGACCTTGTCGACCGTGAGGGCGGCCGCAAGCGACACCTGGTCGAAGCTCGAATCCCGGGGCAGGTATTTATGACCGTTCCGATAGACCGGCGTGTCCGAGTCCGTCTCGTAATGGGGCGTGGAAAAATCGAACTCGTAGACCATGAAGGTCGAGAGGACCTCTTTGGCGAGCTCGGCCGCGTATGTGGCGTTGAAGTTACGCATCAGGAGGCCTCGGGCCCCAGGCCCTTCAGGGCGATGCCCGTCTTGTAGAGCATAACCTTGAAAAGCTCCTTCGAGAGCTTGTCGTCGTTGAAGCGGCAGCGCACGCGCAGGTACCCGGTGAAGGCGCACGCAATAAGGGAGCCCTGGGCGGGCGCCGAGGTGAACTGCACGCGGTCCGCGTTGGCGCCGCCCCCGCCCGAAAGGATCGTATAGCCGCCCGACTGGAGGGTCGCGCCGAGGTAGATGGACGCTGAGGACGTGGAGACGCCGGGAAGGTCGAAGAGGGTGGACGTGCCGTCGCCGGTCGCGACGTAGAGCTTCTCCGCGTAGGTGGCGAGGTCCGGCGAGACGAAATAGAAGGCGCCGGCGGCGCCGTGCTGGGACATATAGAAGTCCCAGAGGAGCTGGAAGTCGGCCGACGAGAGGTTCGTATAGTTGAGTGTCGCGTTATACTTCGGGAATACCCACTTGGTGAAGCGCTGCTCGTTCGCGCCGTCGAAGCCGGCGATCGCCGTCCGGAACTCCGGCTCGATGATGAAGGAATAGGCGGCAAGCGGCGTGGCTGGGTACTTATCCATTATACTTTGACCTCTTCCCAGGAGAATTCAGTGCATGCGTGGCCCATAATCTCCTTGTTTGCAACAGCCACAACGCGGCAGACCACATTGTCGATGCACGTTATTGACTTTTCCTCGAAGGCCGTCATTAACTTGCGATGAGGGCCGCCGGGCCCCTCAATGGTCATCGTTCCCTTACGGAGTGCTTTGTTCCCTGTCATTGTCATATCCTCCCTTCATTACTATTTCGTCCTCTGGAGCGTCTGGCGCAGCGCCCCGTTGTCCTTATAGCATAGAGCATAGAGCCCGCGCCTGCGGCGCTCCGGAGCAGAGAGCCGAACCTTAAACCTTGAACTTTGAACCTTGAACATTGAACAGTCCTTTGCTCCATGCTTCCTTTGCTGCATTACTTCGTCCTCTGGAGCGTCTGGCGCAGCATAGAGAAACAGCATAGAGCATAGAGCCCGCGCCTGCGGCGCTCCGGAGCAGAGAGCCGAACCTTAAACCTTGAACTTTGAACCTTGAACATTGAACAGTCCTTTGCTCCATGCTGCCTTTGCTGCATTACTTCGTCCTCTGGAGCGTCTGGCGCAGCGCCCCGTTGTCCTTGAGGTTGCGGTCGACCTGCTTGACGATCGCGCCGGGGTTGCGGTTGCAAAAATCGAGAAAGGACTTGGAGTCCATGGCCTGGATGATGAACGTGTTGCTCGTGCCGCCGCCGCCTACGCCGGAAGCTTTGACGCCGAGGTGGCCGGAGGCCGTGCGCGCAAGTGGCATGACCGCCTCTGCCCCCGCCTCGCCCATGAGGCCGTAGCCCCTGGCCATGGGGAAGAGCGTCGGCCGGCCGAAGATGCCGCCCCGGGCGAAGGGGGTGACCTCGCCGTGGCTGAGCACGCCGCCGTGGGAAAGGCCGATGTCGTAGAACGACCCGCCGCCGGTGGCGCCCACGCCGTATTGACTCGGCATGCTGCTCCCGCCGAGGCCCAGCTTTCCCAGCAACCCGCCGCCGGTGAAGCTGCCGCTCTGCGAGTTGAACCCGAGGATCTGCTGCATGAGCTGCTTCGACAGGAGGTCGGAGAGGGCCTTCTCCAGGCTCTGCACGAACTGGAGGGCATAGGTCGTCGCGCCCTTCCACTGGCCGGACATCGCGTCAAAAAAAACGCTTTGCATCGTGTCATGGGCGCCCTTAGCCGCGTCCGTCGCGAAGACAACGCCCTGCTGGTAATTGGAGCCCTGGTCGAGCGCGTACTGCCGCAGGCCCATGTACATGCCCTGCTGGTACGTGCCCGTGTACTGAGTGAGCTTGTAGTTAAGGCTCGTGATCGCGTTGATTTGCGCGTCGATCCTGTTGAGCAGGTCCTGGGTGGGCGTGCCGTTCACCGCGATCACCGCCGCCATGTCCGAGTTGGCCTTGTCGAGGAGCTGCTGGTGAAGCGCCATCTGGGCCTGTGTGGAGGCGGCCGGCGTGATCATGCCCACCTGCTCGGCAACGGTGACACCGGCGAGGCCCCGGCTGACGGAGCCCTCGAGGGCCGCCCGCTCTTTCGCGATCGCGAGGGCCTTCTCGGCGAGGGTCTGCTGCTGCGTGCGGTTCGTGAGCTGGAGCTCCATGACATCCAGCTGGCCCTTGAGTTGGGCCTGGGCCTGCCGGTTGCCTTCGGCTTCCGCGAGGGCGAGCTCCGCCCGCGTCTTGAATATGTTGTCATTCAACGTCTGATTCTCGTAGAGGTACTTGTTGGCGAGGTCGACGGCTGCGGTGTCCACGCCTTGCGCGGCCGCTATCTTTGAGGTGAGGTCGGCCACCTGCTGGGCGCCCGCGATGGTGGCCGCCGAGAAGGCGAAGCGCGTCTGGATCTCCGTGCCCTGGAGCTTCTGGCCTTCGGCAGCCCCGATATTGCCGATCATCTGCGAAAGGCCCGCGCCGATCCAGCCCGTGTCGAGCTTATAGCCCGTTTTCGTCGCCTCCGCCTGCCAGTGCTTCGTCAGGATGTCCGCCTTGTCGGTGAGGTCCTGTATCTTCTTCCCATAGGTATCGAGGCTCGGGCTCGTGGCGTCGACCTGTTTCTGCCATTGGAGCTGTGCGACTGCGAGCTGGTCGAGGACCGTCTGGTAGCCGCTCGTCTTCTTCGAGAAATCCTGATCTCCGAACAGCCCGCCCTTGCCTCCGAGTGCCCCGCCGAGGGCGGCGGTTGGGTTGGAGAGCAGGCCCATGTAATCGCTCATTTTCTGCTGGTACCCGGCTATGCGGTCCTTTATGCCCTGCTCGGCCGTTGACGGGCCGCCGAGGGCCGTCTGCGTGCCGGTGGCAATATCGACCCTTACACCCTTAGACTTGCCGCCCCCGAAAAGCGCCGCGATGCTGTCGGCTGCGCCCGCAAGGCTGCCCTTTTCCATCTGCTCGCCGACCTGGAAGAGCCTGGTCAGCTGCAGTTGCGCTTCGCTCACCGCCGTTGCGACGCCATAGAAGATGCTCACGACAGCCGCGCCCGCCTTGATAAGCCCACCGCCCAGGGTGAGCTGGAGGTCCTCGACTGCGACCTTCATGCGGGCCATCTTGTCGGCTACCGAATCCCCCGAGTCGGCGACCTGATCCTGGATCGTCTTTACCTTCCCCATCACCATTGCGTAGGTCGCCTGGGCCTGCTGGATCTTCGACATGCCCGCAACCTGGGCGTCGGTAAACTGCGTGTGGAGGTCGGTGAGGCCGGCGAGCTTGTTCATGGCGCGGGCCCGGCCGGACGAGACGGCGTTCACGAGGTTCGTGAAGACCTCGGCCGTGTCCTGCTGGGCAAACTTCGAGAGGGTAAAAGCGGCGCTTGCGAGCTGCGTAAGCATGTCGGGCGTGACGAGCCCCTTCTGGAGCGCCATGCCCGCGTCCTGCGTGGCCACCCGCAGGCTGATAAGGCCCTTCGAGGCGTTCTGTATCGACGAGACAATATTGCCCGCAGTAGTGCCCCAGGCGGCGGCCAGGCGGTCGAGCAGGGTTGTCTGCTCCTGGAACTTCGCCGCCATGTCCGCCATGTTCCAGGCGGCCGAGATCGAGAGCGGTATCCCGACGATCGCGGCTGCCATGCCCATCCAGTGGCTCGTCATCAGGCTCGTCAGGCCCGAGGTCTGCGACTCCAGCTCCTGCATAGCCTGCTGGGCCTGCTTTATGCCGGTGATGGCCCCGGAGGCGTCGGTCGTGATGATTAACTTTACTTCACTATCGGCCATGGCTCCCTTCGGTCGCCGTTCAAAGTTCTATGTTCAATGTTCAATGTTAAAAACCTCCTCTTTCCCCAACCTTGAACCTTGAACCCTGAACCTTGAACATCTTTACACTTTGAACTTTGAACATCTTCAGGCCCCGCTATAATACTTGAGGTTATGGTCAAATCCCGAGGCCCACCGCTGCCCGATATAGACTTGCAGGGCCGCCTGGACCTTCTTCGTGCCGAAGATCCCGCCCACGCCCGGGCCGAACCTCTCGCCCACCGGGTAGCGGGGGGGTCCTTTCCTCTCCCAGACGCGCGTCCTGCCGCCCTTGACAATGGCGAGGAAGGGCTTATTGCCGTATTTCCCGGAGACGAGGTCCCGCGTCTGCCCCGTCCTGATCATCACCGTCACGTCCCCGCCGTAGACCCCCGTGCCGCCGCCCCAGAGGGCGCCCTTAACGCGCCGGGCGCGCTTTGTGTAAGACAGCTTCCCTTTGGCCGTCCGGACGCCCGCCTGGCGCGCCCCGAAGAGCGCAAGCGGGAGGCCCTTGCCTTTGGCCGTGATCGTAACGGCCACAGTCTCGCCGGCCTGCCTCACCATGTCGGCCTTTATGCGGCTTTTAACGTCCGTGGGCTTGATGTTGTACTCGTCGGTGATCTGGCCGACCGCCTGCGAGACGACGCCGGTGGCCAGGTCCTTGTACGTCCTGTTAATCGCCCGGAGGACCACGTCGGCGGAGAACCTGTCGAGGGCCTCTTTCACGCCAGAGATCCTGATCGAGAAGTCATTCGCCATCTTTTTCCCCGCTCTTCAGCTCCGCCACGAGCGTGCCGTCAAAAACACGCAAAAGCGTGTAGAAGGCCGCGTCCGTCTCTATGCCCATGGCCACGGCCACGTCTCTGACGATGCCCCAGTCGAGGGCATAAGCCCCGGTGAAGCCGACGCGGAGCTGCATGTCGCAGAGCGTGAAGCAATCGAAGAGGCGCTCGTTGTCCGGGTGCAGCTCGGGCATGCGGCCGGCGCACTCCTCGCAGCCGGGGTCCTCTTTTCGCTGCCTGGCCGATTCAAGACACGTCTCACAATATTTCCGGCCTTTGCCGTACGCCCACTGTACGGCGTCTATGAGTTTTTTGCCCGCTCCGGGAGGACGTTGAGCGCGCGTGCCTCATTCCAGACGAACTCGCCGATCGCTGAGGAGTTTATCAGCGCTTTCTTGTTGGCGAGCGTCACCGGGACAGGCTGGGGCGGGTCCTGATCATCCACGAGACCCTTAAAGTCCTCGACGAGATAGTCCGTCATGAGCTCCTCGAGCTTGGCCGGGTCGACCTCAGGCACCTGCTTGCCCGTCCTCGGGTCCCGGACCATCCGGCCCGTCCGGGCCTGCTCCGAAAGCTCGGCGATCGTGTTGCTGAACAGGGGCCGTATCCGGATCTCAAAATCATCCTGATAGGGGCACCATTTTCCCTCGGTGTTCGTTAATGCACTAAGTTTCAGCGGCATAAAACCTCCTTTTTTTGTTCAATGTTCAAAGTTCAAAGTTCAAAGTTGAGGAAAGAGAGGAATTTAACCTTGAACGTTGAACATAGAACCTTGAACGCCCCGAAGGGGCAACCTTGAACATCTCTATGCTCCATGCTCTATGCTTCCTTTGCTGCTCCGTGCTCAATAGAGCACGGAGTTTACCGGCAGCAATGCCTCGATCTTCAGGGTGCTGGCCGATGCTCCCGTCTGGTAAAAAGCCGTGAAGGGCAGGTCGATCTTGATGCCCTTCGGGCCGGGTATGGCCGGGCTTTTCGGCTGGAACTGGAGCTCCTCGAGCGTGATCGTCACCTTCTCGTTGCCTGCCGTTGCGCCTTCGCCGTCGCCGTGCACGAGGTCGATCTCAAGCTTCGTAGCGGTGCCCAGCAGGGCCTTGCTGTAAAGCATGGTGTCCGTGAAGAGGCACGTGAGCTGCCCCTTGACCTCGCAGCGGCCCACGGGCACGTTGTAGCGCTCCCCCGTCCCGTCGATCGCGTAGGAGCTGTTGTCCGGCTCGTTGTTTACGTTGATCTCCCAGTCCGTGACCGTGGCAAGAACCGTGCCGCCCGATCCCTCTTTGATTGTGGCCGTGTAGATGCTGAAAGGGACGTGAGGGTAATAGACCGCGGCCGGGTCGAAGGAGGCGACGGCGAGGCCCTCATGCGTGCCGACGAGCGTTAAATCCAGCGGCGCGAGCTTGCCGGCCGATCCCGAGAGCTTGAACGACCCGACGCGGCAGCCGGACTCGGCGAAATACTCCGCGACGTCCGTGAAGCCCTTCTCGACCGTGAGGCCGGCGGGCAGCGGCCCCACAAGGGCCGTGTAGGTATAGGGCGCGGCGATGCCCGACATGCTCATCGAGCCGAGCATGTGCTTGAAAAGGCGGACCATGTAAGCATCGAGCTCGGTCGTTATGCCGCCGTCGACTGCCTTGTTGCCGAGCGCGGGCGTCGGATAGTTGCGGTCCTGGGTGATGCACTGGGAGGCGAGCAGCTCCTGGGTCTGGACGAGCGTCTCGCTGACGATCGGCAGCACGACTGCCGGGTTGATCGCCCGTATGTCGTCGAGCCGGAGGTCGAAGGCCCCTTTGTCGACCACCATCTTGACCCCGACCGAAAGGAGGGCCTTGTCCGTGGACGGGTTCGCGAGCACAAGGTGGATGAAGGTCCACGTATCTTTCACGAGCGCCGGGATGTTGATCGTCTCGAGGGGCGAGACACAGCCGGACGTGTCGTCGAGGAGGAGCTGGAGGTCGCCGGCAGCGAGCGTCACCGAGGACTTAACCCAGAGGCCCACGTGCGTAAAGGGCGAGATGTCCGGGCTGGCCGCGATCGCGCCGCAGGCGAGGATCTCCCCGGCCGACGCGCCGTCCGCCACGGCGAGCTTGCAGGCCCCCGAGCCGACCTTGAAATCGGTCGCGTCGAGCGTGGCCGTGACGTCCGAGCCGACGAGCTGCGCCCAGGCCGCCTCACAGTCGTGAACAACCTGCTGGGGCAGGGTCTTCGGTGTGATCTCGTTTGCCAGGATTACCTTTGCCAGTGATCCTTGCGCCTGCGGTTTGTATGCCATTGTTCTTTCCCTCCTTGTTTTTAGTTAGCGGAGGGCAAGAACAGCATAGAGCATAGAGCCCGCGCCTGCGGCGCTCTGGAGCATAGAGTTTTCAAAAACCCCTTGCTCTTTGCTCTCTGCTGCTTTTGCTGTTCTTGCTCCATGCTCTCTGCTCTATGCTCCATGCTGCTTTTGCTGCTCTCATTGGTTGTACGGGTCCCAGAGCTTCGTCCGGTACGTGATCCGGAGGCGCACCGTCGCGGACCCGATTGTCTTCTCCGGCTGGTCTGTTGCCATGTCGGACTGCAGGGGCTCCGTGTAGAGCGCCAGGCCGCCCCATGTCTGGTCGACGCCCACGGCCTTGTGTATGTCGCCTATGATCGACCGCAGGGCGGCCGCCGTAGCATCCCCCGCCATCGCCTTCGCCTCGATCTCGACCTCGAGGGGAAATTCCTGCTGGCTGTCCGGGCCCGCGATCGTGACGATCACGCCCTCGGGCTCGGGGGTATCTTTATACTTCATGGCCGGCATGTCAGAGGTCTCGAAGGCCGCGTCACGGAAGGCGTAGACCTGTTTGCCCACGTCCGTCTGATACCCGGAGGCGGTGAGGATCCCCTTCATGCGCGTGTCGAAGGCGTCGATGATCCGCTGCCTTATAGTCTCGGTAGCCATCATCCCTCCGTGAGGACGAGCATGGTCGTCCTCTGCCGTACGTCGTGCTGCGCCGGGCCGTGGATGTAATACTGCGTCCCGTCGATAACGATGCTTTCCTTTTCCTTCGCTGCGGCCAGGTCGAGCCAGCGCCCCTTGAACGTGTCGGTGTAGTTGCCGACGCCCAGGTCCTCGTGGTAGATGCGCTTGAAAAGGCCGCGGATTGTCTCCGGCGCACCGCCCGACGGAGTATAGACAGCCTCCGAGCCGAACACGGCGGGGCTGAACAGGGTCCGGTACAGGTCATCGTCCATCATGGACTCAAAAGCGGTAGACATTATCGGCTACGCCTCCAGGGACAGCAGAGAGCATGGAGCATGGAGCATGGAGCTTTTAAAACTCTATGCTCCGGAGCGCCGAAGGCGCGGGCTCTATGCTCTCTGCTGCTTTTGCTCTTCATAACGCGATTGCTATGATTCCCAGCATTACGCCGATTCCCACAAATCCGAGCCTGTCAAAAAACTCCTTGACGGGATTCGGCTTGTTCGCCTTGATAATGGACTCGTAGGAGTCCCGCTGGACCTGGAGAAGCTCCTTGTACTGTGCCGCGTTCTCCTTCAGGAGGTCGCTGTTCTGTTTCAGCAGGTCGTTTTGCTGCTTGAGGGCGACGTTCTCGGCCTGGAGCGCCGACACCTGCTGATTGAGGGCGTCAATTTGTGCCTTCTCGGTTGCCCCTTGCTCCAACGGAACAAGCATCTGCCGGGCCTCGCTGTCCGGGAAGCAGACAAGGGGCTCATCGGCAAAAGCCGCACCGCACCAGAGGAGGCTACTTAAACACAGGATGATAGCCAAGCTTTTCATAGCGGGCTTTTACCTCCTCGTCGGTCTGTGCGGGCCTCACGGCGACCACCTGGGCAGCAAGGACCTGGGCGCGGGCGCCGGCGTCTATCGCCTTTTTTTCTGCTGCCTGTGCCTGTTGCGCCGCAGCATCGACCTTTTTCTCGTTGTCGGAGATCCTCGCGTCATGCGCAGTTATCTCGTCCGTGAGGGGTTGCATGGTCTTTTCCATCAGGGCGCGGATCTGAGTCTCTCCGCTGCCTTTGTACCAGAAAGTTCCCCCTATGAGCAGGGCGAGGAAGAGAACGCCGCAGACAATAAGAGCAATGGTTTTCGTCTTCATTGTCCACCCCCCTCTATGCCGACTTTTTTCTCGATCGCCTTCTGGAATACCTTCGGCGCGAAGGCCCCGACGAGGAATAGGCCCGCCAGGATGACGCCGTTGCTCGGGAACGATTCCCCGCCCTGGGGCGAGCCTTTAGCGACGACCATGACGGCGAGCCCTATGGCCGCCAGGAGCGATATAAAGCTCATCACCCGCATGCACGACCTGTTTCCCGCATCGTCTTCGAAGTATCCGGGCTTGTCCATCACACCACCTTATTTGCAGCGTCCTTTAAGGCGTCCGTCACCTTGGCCGCTTCCTGGTTCGCCAGGTCATAGGCGCTCCGCTTCAGACTCGCCTCTTTACGGGCGATGTAGGGCTTGCGCTCCACGTAGTAGACGACCAGGCCGATAACCAAAACCGCTCCGATGACTATTCCTATCCACACGGTGAACCTCCTTGTTTTATTAGCATAGAGCATAGAGCCCGCGCCGAAGGCGCTCCGGAGCATAGAGTTTTAAAAGCTCCATGCTCCATGCTTCCTTTGCTGCCTTTACTCTTTGCTCCATGCTCTCTGCTTCCTTTGCTGTTCTATCGCCCGCGATAGAACAAATGCCTGCCGATCTGCGCCGGGGTTGCCGGCAAAAGCTTATCCGCCCAGGAAGGCCTCGGGCTGCCCTGGGCGTAGTACATGAACACGTCACCGGTCGCGAAGGGGCTCGGGATCCTGCCGGCCCAGACATCCCGGAAGACCGCGAGACACTGAAAGAGTGCGCCGGCGTCTGCGGGGCCCCACTTGAAGGGTGTGACGACGTGCGTCTTCGGGTCGGCGAAGGCGTCGAAGTTCTGGGCGATGGCCCGGGCCTTGAGATACTCCGGGTTCTCGACCGACAGGTAGCAGCTGAAGGCCGCCTCGTGAAAGCAGACGCTCGCTATGTCCTTTCCCTGAAAAGACGGGTGGTCGACGCGGTCCTTGATCACCCAGGCGACGGCGACTTTGCCTTCCGTGCTCTCCCCGCCGGCCTCGAGGAAGACCGTCTCGCCGCCGATCCGGTCGGGCGGAAGGGCGTGGAAGTATTTCATATCCTCCGGTCGCATGGCTCCCTCCGGATATGAGGTTCAATGTTCAAGGTTCCAGGTTCAAGGTTGGGAAAAGAGAGGCTTTTAACATTGAACGTTGAACGTTGAACGTTGAACATCTTCATTTCTTCTTCCTGTAGTAATTCTCATGGAATTGTTCTACCGACCCCTTGAGTTCCGATAAGTCTCTTCCCAAGGTGCCGACGACCTCTGAGTTACGCTTTACCTCCGTCAGCACATTCGTTATTTCAGAATGTATCTGCGTCATTTGTACTCCAAGATCGGACTTGACCTCTTTCGCCCGGGCCTCGGTCTCTTGATAGTGGCGTTCGATCTGATCTTCCAGGTCCGCGTTGCACTTCTCACAATCCTTATCTGTCATGGCGGTCGCCTTGAACGCATCATAGTCTTTCTTCAGCTCGGCAAGGTCTTTAACCCCGCCGTCCCACCGTGATGTCTTCCTGCCCACCCTGTAGGCAATCGCGCCGTATGTCCCCGCCGCAGCCAACAACCCGGTGAGAATGTGGGTCAGGTGGCCATAGTCGAAGGTCATCGTTCATCCCTCCGTGCCGCCATATCAGCGTAATCTCACGGCCCCACTATTATGGCCGTCATGCTCGATGCGCCCGGGTTGAAACTCGCGCCTATCCCCGCCAGTGTATTGTCCGCTGCCCCTGCCTGGGTGGATTTCAGCCAGATGCCGGTTAGGGAGGGGGAGAGGGCGCGATCATTGGCATACGACCCCACGGTGAAATCTGCTGCGGCTGTGGTTCTAAATCCCATGTATAGGTGGTTAGAGGCGTCCGTGGTCCAATGGCCCGCATTAGCACCTGCTACGGGGAGACCTAAACCAGTGATATTACTTCCATCAATGGCACATGCCCCATAGTTTGGCACTGTTCCCGAATTTAACGTAAAAGTGAAGGACCACTTTAGAAGGTATCCTACCGTTGACGGGTTATTTCCTATGGCGCGCGGCCCTGAAGAGCTTGTTCCTGCCTCTGTTATTGTTGTCCCACTGCTATTCCACGTTGAAAAGGTATTTGCTCCGGAATAGCCATTATTCCATGACGTGATGATGCTGCTTCCGGTCGTCTCCCCCGTCCCCGGCGGCCCGATGTATCCCCACGCGCACGCCGCGCCATCCGCCCCGGCGCAGTCCGTGGGAGAAGTGCAGAAGCCGGTCGAACAAACGGCTATGAACCTGTTGGGGTTGGCCTGCATGATGGCCGATATCGAGGGGGTAGAAGGAGCGCCGCCTGTCGGATTGGAGATAAACGCCCCGCCCGCAACTGTCGCAATATTCAGGGCGACCCCGCTGTAGGACTTGGGCGAGAAGCCGCCGCGGGTGAAGAGACCGAAGGCATGGGCGGAAGATGTCCAGAGAAGCGCCGCGATAACGAGGAGGGCCAATAGACGCTTCATTGCTGCACCTGCCAGTTGGTCCCGTCAAAAGTCACTCGTACCGTGGCCGTGTAAGTGTCGCCGATCTTCTGACCGTTGCCGCTGATGGTCGTAGCGTTGCCGCCGCAATAGACTGTAAGGCTACACTTTGAGGAGGCCGTCAGATCGACCTGTCCGGGCAGGCACATATAATGGCTGCCGCCGTTCATGCCGCCGTCACACCGGAATTGCGCGTCCCCTGTCGGCGGAGGAGGCAGGGTATAGGTGTCATCCTGGGCGATTGCCACACCGGAGAGGGCCAGGAGCAAAAGGAGCGCGATTAAGATTTTCATATCGTTCACCTCAATAGGCCGCAAATGCCCCTGAGACGGGGCTGCACGCCAGTGAGTATACTGCCGGGCTGACGGCGGTCTTTATCGACCCGCAGTTCATGGTGGCGCCCACGGTAGGCGAGAGGATCTGTACGCCATGGCTCGAACCCGCCGTACCCGCCGCGCCGTTGAGATAGATGAGGTCGCCCGATGCGCCGTTAAGGATGCCGGGGCTGTTCGAAAAGCTCCAAGCCTGCGATGTCTGCGCCGTCCCGCCCTGCAAGGTGAAGTTGACACCCCAATGTATCGTGGGTAGGGGGGCTGTGACCGCAGAGGCGGCCTGTCCGGTGTTGCCGATGACCGTGCCCCATACCTGGGGGGCCGTAAGACCAACCGCTGTCACGTTCACGGTAAGTCCCGTGCAGCCGCTATTTGTGCAGGTATTCTTTGAGGTCGCCTGTCCCGTGCCGGTGGAATAGGCAGACAGGGACTGATTCGTGAGCATGGCATACGTGCCGGAATCCACGAGGGCGGCTACTGTACAACTACCCGTCACAGCCGTTGTGCATTTGCCTATCGCATCGCCTGAGCCTGTGGCGATATTGAACAGATCGCCGGTCGTCCAGTTAGATCCCCCATTCGTCGGGGTGGCGTTCAGGGCGGCCACGGAGCCGGTTGTCGGCGCCACGGAACCATCGACATAGGGCGGGCTGGAATAGGTATTATTGGCGATACCGCCGTTAATGACAGGGGCGGTATGGGTCTTGTTCGCCAGCGTTCCCGTCCCCGACGGGGTTACATAGTCCACGTCGGCGGTGGCTGCGCCGGGCCGGCTGCTT